AAGTTAGGTCTGTTAATGAAGAAGTTATTCCCGTATGGGATATAAACGCTGAAGGTTGGCGTTCTTTTCGTGTAGATAAAGTAATTAGCTTCGCTTGTAGATAAATACTATAAAAGGAGTTAACCAATGGCTGGACAATTAGTAGGTCTATTTGAACAATTTTCACCTAGACTAAAAGCTTTACCCGAAGAACAACGTAAACACATTAATGAGTTAATGTTTGCTATGCGTGACGGTAAAATTTCTGTAGCTGTTGGTACTTCTAATATTTCAACATTTCGTGATATTGTGACAGGGACGCGCCCCTTAGATTCTAGTTTATATTCTGAAAACAATAATCGTTTTGGTGTTGATCTTGACAATCTTCATGACAGCGGCGATACTTACAGAATATATGTTACAAATAGAACCACTAATAGAAATCAAACTTTTTTTATAGGATATTATATAAAAAAAGAAAATGGGGGGTTTACAACCCGTAAAGAATATTATAAAATGGATAGTATAAAAGGGACCATAGCAATTAGAAGATTTGATGAAGAAAATAATCAAACAGGTTATGAAACAGAATCTTCTACAGATAGCTGGAAGGGCCCTATGTCTATAGAGAATGTTGCAAAATCAAATGGATTATTTTATCACTTTATGAAAAAGAATGAGAAAGATCAAACTTATATTCGTATTGTTGATGAAACTGTGTGAGGTAAATAATATGACTATGCATCTAGTACGTGGAATGTCTTCTTTAAATAACAAGAAGCGTAAAATGAAAAAGAAACCTGGCTGGAAAAATACACTTCAGGAACATGATGAGTTTCTAAAGCGTATGGGCGTTACTGGTAAAAAATCTGAGTATCGTCCAGAAATTCCAAACTATCGTGAGAATAGCCCTAGAATTTCAACTTCAGATACTATATGCAGTAACGGCACTCGTAAAGAAAGTACAAAATATACAGGCGATGAGATTGCTGGTATTGTAGTCACTCATAAATCTAATTTAATGCCAATTCGTAAAGATAATAAACAGGCTGCAGTAGATGCTGCAAGTATGCGCCGATAATGTTTAGTATCGAAAACGAATTTGATTATACAATTATAACCATAGTAGATAACGATAATCGTCAAGAAGATGCACAGGTTATTATGAGCGACGAGTATGTATATGTAAGACAATATAATGTTAAAAGCGGCAGATATGACGTTATATCATTATCGCCGTTTATGTTTAATGAAATACTTGCTTCTATGAAATTCACTGATGGTGTTTATGTAACAGAAGATTTATCAATAGCAGTAAAGGAATAATATGTTTGGTATAGATCCACTTATCATTTTAGCAATAGGCATTATTGGAGTATTTTACTGTTCGTACTCCATCGGTCGTAACAATCGTAAAGAACGTGACGATGAATTAATAGAACAGACTATGTTATATCTGTGTCATGAAGGCTATGTGAAACATCGTCGTGATCGTGATGGAGAGATAGAACTAATTAAACTTAACGAAGAATTTTAATAAAAAAAGGTTTACAAGACCTTTTAACTATGATATAATAATATTATCATAGAGGAAGAATCGTGTTATGGCTAAAAGAGCGAAGATCAAAAAAGTTTATTCTCGTAGAGCACGCACAGGTATTGCTGCTGCTCCTACTAATAACTTTAATCACTTTAATGATTACCTCCGGTTGGAAGTAGACAAGAAAGAATTGACTCAAGTCATAAAAGATTATATTCGTAAAAATCTAAAGAAAGCAGACGCTCAGATGGCACTAAAAGCACCTGAGTGGGCTTTTACTGCTCTACCATATCTATCTGCAACTATTGCTTGGAAAAATCTAGGCAATCCCTTTCCTTCATACTGGAAAGGCGAAGAAGTAATTAAAAAAAGAATTGCAGAGATTTTAGAAAAGGGTAGAAAGAAAGCCGAAGTAAAAGAAGAAGAAACTGATGATATACCAAAGCGTACTATTGCAGACATTGTAAAAGAACGTACTTCTGATTTTATTGCCGGTATAGAAGAAAAGATAGATGCCTTTCCAGAAGTAACTGGATTATCTGTATATGATGAATTAAAAAAGATAGATGCTCCTAATAATACAGCAAAGGGTGTTTATGAGTTTTATCTTCCGCAACTTAAAGAGATGCAAGAATTAATTACAAAGAAGCCTGAGGATCTAGTAGAAGCATATAGACATATGACTGCTAAGGAAAAGAAGGCATATATGAAATTCTTAGAAGACATTGTCACTGATGCAGAACGCTATATGGCTTCTAAAAAAGCACAGAGAAAAACAAGAACACCTAAAGTTAAAACTGCAGATAAACAAGTTGCAAGATTAACTTATCTTAAGGAGTCAAAAGAACATAAATTGGTTTCTATTAATCCTACTAATGTTGTTGGTGCTAATAGAATATATTTGTTTAATGTAAAGTCAAGGCTAATTACAGAATTAGTTTGTAGATTGGCACAAGGCTTTGAAGTGAGTGGTACTACTATTAAGGGAATAGATGAAGATGTATCACGTAATATCAGATTAAGAAAGCCAGAGGAGTTTTTACCATTGGCTCTTAAAAAGACCCCTAATCAAATTAATAAAGAGTGGGGCAAACTTACTACTAAGTCCGGAAAACCAAATGGAAGGATTAACAAAGACACTATCATATTAAGGGCACTCGATAGATGACCGAAGAAAAAACAAACTTTATGAATCGTGCTAAGTTTACAAAACTTATCGAAGAGCAGGTTCTAGTAAAAAAACTAGGGTACATTGATGCCGTAGTTGAAGCATGTGATATTACTAATATAGATCCAGAGGATGTTAAAAAGTACATATCACCACTAATCAAAGAGAAGATTGAAGCTGAAGCAATGAAATTAAATTTTTTACCAAGGCAAAATGAGCTTCTTTTTGAATAAATACTCTGTACAACAAAGTCAAAATGTTGTATAATATTACAGTACATAAAAAAATATATTTCAGTATAAGGAAAACAAAATATGTCATTCGCAAATCTAAAACGTAATCGTAACGCAATCGATCAACTTGTAAAAGCAGCAGAAGCTACTAATACAAATCAATCAGGTAATAAGTACACTGACGATCGAATCTGGAAACCAACTGTAGATAAATCTAATAATGGTTATGCAGTTATCCGCTTTCTCCCAGCATCTGAAGGATCAGAACTCCCATGGAACCGTTATTGGGATCATGGTTTTAAAGGCCCAACAGGGCGTTGGTATATCGAGCGTTCTCTTACTTCTATTGGACAAAATGATCCAGTAGGCGAATTAAATAGTAAACTCTGGAACTCTGGTATTGAATCAGATAAAGAAGTTGCTCGTAAACAAAAGCGGCGTTTACATCATGTTTCAAATGTTCTAGTTGTTTCAGATCCTGGCAATCCAGCTAATGAAGGTAAGGTATTCTTATTCCAGTATGGAAAGAAAATCTTTGATAAATTGATGGATGCTATGCAACCAGATTTTCAAGATGAAGAACCTATTAATCCATTTGATTTTTGGAGTGGTGCAAACTTTAAATTGAAAATTCGTGATGTAGAAGGTTATCGTAATTACGATAAATCAGAGTTTGCTGCTCAGACTGAATTATCTTCAGATGATACTTATCTCGAAGAAGTTTATAATCAACTTCATGATCTGCGTGAATACACTGATCCGAAGAATTATAAAACATATGATGAACTACAAGCTAAACTTATGGCTGTTCTTGGAGAGCAGGCTTCAGTTGGAGCTCCAACTATGAAGCAAGAAGAGTCTCTAGGAGAACCACAACCAGCCCCAACAATGAGAGCAGCAGAACCAGTTCAAATGGAAACAGCAGAGATGTCTTCGGCAACACCTTCAGCAGAAGATGATGACATTATGGCACACTTTGCAAATCTAGTAAATGAAGACTAGATAGGAGCCATTTTATCAAAGCCATCATATGTTGATGGTACAGGCGCTTGGTTAAGCACAGTAGTATTATTATTCTGTGTAGACCGAGCGTCTACTGCATTATTCTGTTGAATTGAAGTATTATTTCTATTATCAACAGTATTAGATAACTGTCTTTGAGCATTTTCTAATATGGCATTGGTCTCTGCTGATCTTTCTGCTTTTCTTTCGATAAGCTGAGCATTTCTTTGTTCTATTCTACCTCGTGCTGCTTCAGCGGAACTAGTACTACCAAAACCTACTCTTGTTCCTTTAAGTAGTGTAAACTCTCCGCCACCTAATAATTTAGGCAATGGGACAGAAATGGTAGGGAGACTAAATCCAATTTTAGAAATTGCAATAATAAATTTATCTTTTAAATTCATAAAAGTTGTAGCTACAGTATCAAACATATTTGCTATTTTATCGCCGATAGATGATATACCAAATTTTATAAAACCACCAATGCTGCTAGTTAAATTCCCTATATTAGAACTGAAGTTCATAAAGAAATTCTTAACTCCATCATATAAATTATTAAACATATCAGCTAAAGAGAAATCTTTTATTTGCTGTGCTAGTTTATCTGCACCAAAAAATTCAAGAATTTTTCTTGGGAAAAAAGTAATAGCATCTATTAATACATCTACGCCCTCTAATATCCCAGTAATAATTCCTTTAATGCCACCTTCTAAAGCACCAAGTAGTTTTGATACTATTCCGCCTGATGTTTCATTAAACCCTTTAAAAGCACCTTTTACAAAATCGAATAATGTTATAAGAGGTAGTAAAAAAGAAAATCTTGCAAATAATTTGGCAGCAGATAATATTGGTTTTAATATATTTCCGATTGGAGCAAGTATCTTTCCTATAGTACCAAAAAATTTACCAATAGCGGATAGACCAGAGCCTATGACAGATCCGACTTTGCCTATTCCAGATCCAATTGATTTAAAAGGTGTTAGAAGCTTTGATGCCATATCACCTATTCTTTTTACTGCATTAGTAACAGGTTCAAAGAAAGCAGCAATTCTAGTAAAATCTAATGTTTTGGTAAACATAATTAATCCGGCACTTAAGTTACGAACAGTCTTAAGTACACCTTGAAATGCTTTAGTAAATCCTCCACTTATAGCCGCATCTATTGATTTAAATGCAGTTTTAAATGTATTAACTATTCTAGTCGGTATTGCTTTTAATGATTTCCATGCATCACCTACAAATAATGCTTTAATAAATTTATCTAAACCTAAAAACTCTGCAGTTATTGCTAGTGCAAGACCACCTAACAATTTAGGAATGGAGCCAAGTAATCCGCCAATACCAAATATGCTAAGTTTTTTCTGGGGTGCTTCTGGAGATTGTGTTTCCGTTGGTCCAGACGGAATAGAAGTATCATCAGATGCTTGCTTTAGGTTATCAAGCTGCTGAGTTTTTAAATAATCAAAATATGAGTCCATCTGATTATTTAAGAATAGCATTTGAGTTAAAATTTTGTCAAGTAGTATATTATTTTCTTTTTCAAAGTTAGTAGAAAATATACTCTTTATTAAACCGAATGCGGCTG